GTATGTTGAAATGTTTGAACAACAGGATGGATGTTGCAAAATATGTACAAAAAAATGCTCATCTGGGATGAATTTATCTGTAGACCATTGTCATAAAACTGGCAAAATAAGAGGGCTGCTTTGCAAGAAATGCAACTCAGCCCTTGGTATGTTGAACGATGATATTGCGTTATTTAAATCCGCAATTATGTATCTTAAGAATTCCGAAGAGTAGCCTTTGTAAACCAAGCGGCTTTAAATGCTTGACCACAAAGATCTGCCATGTAATTTTGAATATCAATTGCACCAATACGTGCTGCAATTGGTTCTAGTTTTTTTGTTTTCATACCTAACTCTTCTAGGTTTTTGTAGTACACAGTAAGCATTTCTGTGTTTTTATAACTTGTCACATGCGTAATGCCAGGACCTGCATCGGCCAATCCGCGTGCACACATGGGCATTAAATAATCCATTGAACGAATAAATTCAGACAATGTATCAAACTGCTCTATATGAGCTTCGTATTGATCTTTTAAAAAAGCGTGAAGACCTAGGAAGTTAGAGCCTTCAATGTTTAAATGGATCAAGTGGGCTTGTGTCTGAAGTTCCTTGAGGTAGGAAGCCAGGGAGATGCACTGTTGAATGAAGGCCCCGACATCACCATTCTTTGAGCGGGCAGGACCCTTTGGCTTGGCCTGAGGTTCTGGCACCTCTTGAACCTGAGCAGGTGCAATGGGTTGAGCAGTTTGAGGACCAGGAGTATACATAGTTTTTTATCAGTAGTTCTATTGTAACGGTAACTAATTAAATAATTTCAAACCAAGAAAGATCAGCGTAAACCTTTGCACCACTAATCGTAGGCGCTGCAACAACAGTAAAGATGTCGCTGACACCAGCTTGGGTACGACCCAGCTGGAAGTTGAAATCTCGTACATCACTCAAGGACAGGGTGCCATCGGAAACAATGTAACCGCCAATGATATCTGTACCACCACTAACACCTGTGGCAGAAATGTCAAATTGAACATTACCGTTGTAATGGGTTTGCCAGTTGACGCCACTCAAGGTTGGGTTAAGCAACACGCGGTATTGAATAATGTCTGGCTTGTTGTTTTGTGTTTGCTCAAGCGCAACACTTAAATTTGCTGGGACAATGACACTATCTGTACGACCAGAGGCCATACGAATAGAAACTAATGGGTAAGTTACACCAGACGAAGTAAGTGTTTTAGGTGTTGTACTTGTAGCCATGTTGTAACGGCGAGTGAAACCTTCATAGCCACCCTCCGATGCAACAGTATTGCAAATCTGACGAGCAGTACCACTGATTGCAGTTACACCAAGATTTTCAATCTCTTGACGTAAAGGTAGTACAGCCGTTGTCATGTAAGTAGTGTTTTGCACGTTTTCGTTATGGAACGTATGTGCAACCACCATCGAACCGTCAACAACAAAACCAGCTCTTACATCGCCAACACCAAGCCATTCAATATCCATCCACAGGATATTCCCTTTGGTTGGATCAAGGGTACGGGCACTGGTTCCGTTACCATCAAACGTATCAGCGTTCCAACCCGACTGAGCAACCCGTGTTTCGTTAACGCTGCCACTGACGTAGCTGCGCATAACCAAATAGTTTGTCGTACCACTTTGCTCAAAAAAGACACCGTTCTGTGTGCCAAAGTAACCAATGCGCTGACGACGGTTTGCTGTACCAGATGCAAAGGTAAACGAGTTCAAAGCAAGCAGTGATTTCCCTGGTTGATAAGGAAATACACGTTTAGTTTCTCTATAGATGTAATCACCAGATGCTGTAGTGACATTAAGGCTTAAAGTGCTTTCGTTTGCGTTAAATGTAGTTGTTGCACTGCCACCAGTTAATGTGGTCCACTTGTCGTTTTCCTGGTACCGATGCTGGCTATCAAAGATTGTGTAAGGCTGTGATACACGCAACCGACCAAAAGCATCAGCGGCTGTAGTGCCAGCAGGGCTTATAGCAACAGGATAACCGCTAACCGTTGTGACTTCTAAGGGGCGCCCACTACAAGTCTGAACCTTTTCAACGTGATACAGGTGTGTATCAGTTGGGTCTCTGTAATTAGGCATGATGTGTTTACAGTTTTTATTATTCTAAGTTGAATAAGTTAATACAAAAAAGCAGTGACCTTGCGGCCACTGCAAAGTAAATATTTCAATGAATCAATTGTTGTTTACATTCTGTAACAGCTTGATTAGCTTTTGGTTTTCATCTGCATTCTTTTGGTAAAACTGCCAGTTGTCATAGACCACTTCAAGCAACACCTCAAAGAACTCATCACCAGAAAGAACATTGGTATCAACAAATTCACTGACGGTATCTGCCAGATATTCACGTAGCCGTTCTTTTGAACGTGCCTTGGATTCCTGGAAGAACATGGACGCTTTAGTGCTGCCACCACCAAGAAGTACGTCAGCTTCTGGTTTGAAGTTGTTTTTGATGTAGCTACTCATTTGCTCAGAAGACTCACGAGCAGTCTTTGCATCTTGAGGAGCAGGAGTTTTTAGTTTGCTTGGAAATTCATTAAAGGCTTCTTTGTAGATCTGATCAAGGTTTGCGGTGCTGTCCAAAATAAGTAGCAAGATCAGTAACAGCTTGATGATACCCCTCTAACCAGCCATCTGGTTTGGGATGTTTACATTTGGGATTATTTTGTTCTGTTACATAAGAGATGTAATTGATGTCAAGTTGCCTTAGTGCAGCTGTAGCAGATTGATCATCCATAAAAAAAGGGATGCTTTACTTTGGAGCATCCCCTCATTTTAAGTTGTAGTTCAGGTTACGTTATGCAGAAACGATGACTTCCTGACCTTCAAACTTGCCAGCTTCCAGGTCTGCAACAAATTGAAGGCGACGGAAGTATTCATCCCGGCAGTAGGGCGCTGCTTCGTTGATGGCAAATGCTTGCCACAGGCCGGTGTAAAAACCATCCTGCCTGCCAGAGCACTGGTACATGTGTTCCATGAAGTCAGCCTTCTTTTGTTCAGCTTTAACATCCCAGTTGACCAGCTGCTCTTTTAACCAAGGTGTATCAAAAGCACCAGCGGTTTTCAGTTTCTTGGCGAGGTCTTCAGTCATTGAAATTGATTGCTGTTACAGAAGTATAGACACCTTTGACGCTGGGACTGACTTCAAAGAGAAGATTGTCGAGATCTTCCTGAAGAGCTTCTGCAATTTCGTCGGCAGTTTTACCGCCAAAGGAATTGTATTCAACGTCCAGGTCAACCGCAAATGATACGGTTAACATTGGTACAGCAACCTTTTCCATTGAAAGAAATAAAGACCTAGTTACTGTAGCAGTATTTTAATTTTTACTGGCCAAGTAAACGCTCAAGCGAGTGAGCCTGATGCTCTTGGTAGTAACCAAGCCGTTGTTGAATTAAGTTGTAGTAATGGATTGCAGAATCTACCATTTCTTCTGCGTCCATAGATGCAGCAAGGTTTTCATTGGAAAGCATGGCTGCCGTCAAGATGACGACACCATGCTCGATCTTGGAACCAATGGTTGCAGACAGAGGAGTCCCATCGTTGGTAAATCCAGCAATCATTTTGTTCAACACTGAATCACCACCCATAAGACTCCTTGCATGTCTACTTATTGTATTGCAGCTTATTTATCTCCCCGTGCCGTGACATACCAATAAGCATGACGTGCATTCTGGTGGAACCGTTTGCCAGACAACAGCTTGAGCTTACGCTCTTCTAGCTCATCCAACTTGGATTCCTGGTAAGCAGGCAACTCCTTACCATCTTCACAGATCATGCTGATCTCAATGTCAATCATGTCGATCTGCATCTGGAAGTCATCCACCGATTGCTGGTGGCAGCACATCATGATATGTGCGTCTTCCAAATCAGTCGGCGGAGTCAGGTTCCGGTAGAAACTCTCCGTGATATTCGGGTGCTTGTGCTTCCATCCGCTTGGTAGAGAAGAGGCGGTTCTTTCGGATTGCATACTGTTGCTCGACTTTGACTCCTTGGGGGAGGTGTTCACCGTTTTGGTAAGCGTCACGGATGGCATCAAGGTTGGGGAGAGTTTCAAGTTTTGTTTTAGGTTCTGTTCTATCGGATAGAACTTCTCCTGACATTGAACGTACCACGATTCTTTTGGTTGTGGTGACTTCTTGCTCAATGCAGTATTTGGATCTTTCGTCAGTGTGCCAAAACTGCGGATCCGATGTGATCTCGACCGTAAGCTCCTTCTTCTTGGAGAGTACAAACTCATAGTTTCTGCCTTGTATTCGATTTGAGTCAAGCGGCAGTGCCCGCCGCAACCAGCTTAGTAAATTTCTCAGTTGGTTAAGCTGGCTCTCATGGTGGCGTTTGGCTTGGCTAATCAAGTCGCCTTCTTTTTTAATACGCTCCAGGGCATCCTCATGGGCAGCCATTGCGTAATAAACGCGATCAATCTTTTCGGACCGCAGGCTTGCACAAGCTTCCAGCTCAGCTTTTGCCAGTTCTTGGGACTCAGGAGTGAGAAGAGGAAGAGAGCGTTCCAGGGCACCATAGTGCTCGTAAAGCTTGATGATGTTTAGATCTTCAAGTTTAGTTTGAGTAATGTGCGCCATGATCAGATGGTGTTGAATTGAGTTTGGATTTTGTTGAGTAAGTAGGTGAGGGCCATGCCTGCGGCGGCCCACAAAAGATCTTTAACCACCGGAAGGACGGCAGCAAACAAAGATTCGAACATGAGTTGGAGTTGAGATAGGTTGGTCAGTTTTGCGTCATGACCAGGACGGCGACCCTGCAAGGTTTGTGCGTAGTCAGTCTACCGGAGCGTCTAGGCTCTCGACAATCCCATTCAAGCCACTGGTTGTGATGGTCACAAGGTTGGCAATGTAATCAGTCAGTGCATCCACCTTGGCACTGAGCGATTGGACTTCCGCCATCAGCTCTTCCCTAGTGGGAGTGATACCAAAGATTTCAACCGTTGCTTCTTTCAAAGCCTCGGGGTTGTTGGTGCGTTGGTAACGCCGGCAGTCATCATTGGTTGTGTACACAGCTTCCTGGTACAAGTCCAAAAGCGTTTTGAAGTCTGCATTACCAACACCTTCTGCAGACATAATGTTGCAGGTGTCTAGATAAAGCTTGGCAGAAACACGAATATTCTTGCGGAAAAATTCCGAGTATTCGTCAAAAGTTAAGCCGTAAGTGTCAATCGACATGAGAATCAAAAGCTTCGGTGTCAGTGTAAGCGGCACAAGCGTTCCGCAGTGCAGTCAAAATGAACTGTTCCTGACCTTCTGCACCTAAATAAGTCCAGTAGTCAAGGTCAGGATCGTTTTCATCCCACTCGATTTGGATGGTCATGGTGCCATCCGGTTCATCAATGCATTCAAGCTTCAGCTTTTCGATCCAACTCAGATTCGACATGGCCAATAAGAACGTTGATTGCGTAGTCTTCGTGGTGCATCTTAAGGTCAGCGGCTAGCTTGACAAGTTCCCAGTGGGTGTCTTCTGGGATCTCAAGGTCATAGCATTTGTCGCCAGGGATTGATGAAGTGCGTGGTTGCATAGCTAGTTGACGTGCGTATTCAAGAATGTCGTCTGTCATTTCTTGATGGCAGCTTTGAGTTGGGGTAATGCAATGCCAGGGAATGGTGCGTAACCCGCCTCCATCATATTGAAGAACAGATCCCAGGCATCGTTCTGTGTGAACACCTCCTTGGGTTTGTAGGTACGCCAGTGGGTCAACGGAGCCTGTGCACCAGATTTAGTGTGCAGTAAAACAAAACGCCCATCACTGGTGTGGTCCACTGGAGGTGCATACCACCAGGCAACACACTTATCAGGTGCACCACTGGGGCTGGCATTACGAACTTCTGTGCGTTTGCACAGCAGCTCACGGTACTTGTTGAACCAAGTCAGGTGGATGCACCAGGGCTTGAAGCCTTGGACCTCCTGCTGGAACTGCGAAACATTAAGAAGCTGACGCTGAAAGGACCCACATGAGCAATAAGGTTCAGCAGCGACGGGCGATAGACCTGACTCTTGGTCCTCCAGGTCAGTGTCCAAGTCCAGGGGCCGATTCGGAAGCCGCATCCCGTCCGGTGCAACCAGATGACCGATGTCGGTTTGATCCGATTGAAGAAGGGTTGTGACTTTTGTGATGTCATTGACGTGAATAAAACGATCAGCCCAATGATTCTGTAATTGAGCGTTGGGGCTTAGGTGTCCGAGTGCGTGCGTGTAGTTCCAGCCCTTAAACAGTATGTAAGCATTGTGATGCCATACACTAGGGCCACGATAGTTAGGGCCAAGATACGAAAAGAAGTCCTTGAGTCTATGAGTGTAAGTGGAGTATGCAGCTTGGATCAGCCGCCGTGAGTAAGTTTGCTCACTACCATCATGACGCACCACAAGGCAATTGTCGCCTCGCAAATAGATCCCAGCAATGCTGGTGTCATCAAAGTCTTGGTACGCACGGCGGATGTTCGTCCGCGTGTAGATACACGCCTGCGCCGCGTTGAGTTCCGTCTGTAGTTGCGTGGACATTGGGTTGAGTTGGGTTGAGTGAAGGAAGAGTCAGACGTGCCAGAAGGAGTCGTCCTCTTGGCTCTTCTCCTTGAGCTTAGCATCGTACTTGGCCTTTTGGTAGGCGGCTTTCCCCATTCGATAGGTTCCATAAAGAACGGCGGCCCAACAAACGGGGTTACCAAGGATAGCTGCAATTGAACCAGCAACAACTGCTGTTGTGCCTGCAGTTCTGAGAGCGGACTTTTCTTCAGGTTTCATTGTGTGATTCTTAACACAAAGTGAAAATTTGAAATGGGTTTTTAATAGGTGAGTAGAATTAGTGTAACAATTTAATACACAATGGACGAAATCAAGTACGTACCATTAACCAAATTTCAAATTGAGCCAACGCTTGATGATAAGTTTTGGTTAGAAAAAATCAAACGGTCAATTCAAGATTGTGATTCGGTAAGTACGTTGAAAGAAATGGCGACTTTGCTTGCTCAAATAGCAACACAAAGGCAAGGCGTAATACGTGGCCTGGTACAAGATTTATTTATTTTTCAAAACGTATCAATTCATCAAGATTCTCTTGCCAATCCAGAGGTACCTCCTTCTTAAATGTAAATTGTGATAAAAAGCCCCACTTATGTGGGGCATGAACAACATTAAATCTTAATCACAAAGCATCATCTTCTCCGGTTAGAGGATCACGAGCAGGCAGTGCTTTAACTTCAAGTGCATCTGTGGTACGGGACACAGGAAGAATCTCAACACCCTGCTTGATTCCATAGGCACCACCAAGCTTCTCAGCATCTTGTTTTGCATGCTGATTTATATAGTCATTAAACATCTCCTGGAACTTCCAGGTTGATTCACGATCTTCATCAGGAATCGAGAGGCGGCTCAGTGATTCAATTGCTGCATCTTGATCGCTGTAATCAGGAATCTCAAAGGATTCAATCGCGCAGATCTCTACGTTATTTGCACCACGCATGTCATTGACAAGCACAGGGCAAAACACCGTAGTGGCATAGAACTTCTCGTTGAAGCTCAGCGGAATCTCAGAGTCCAGTGCTTTCGAGAGACACTTGGACATCTCTTTCTCATACATCCGAATCTTCTCAGATGCATCAGTGCCATTGAGACCCTTCAGCGTCAGCACCATGGGAATGTCATGGGCACGCTTGTTGTCCTGGGTAACGATATAAATCAGATACTTTGTACGGACACTGTACTTACGCTTGTACATTTCGCCCTTGCTGTTGGCAAGGTCGGCTGCAATCTTGTCGGCTTCCCAAAGTTCTTTGACGTTGGGATCATCAAAGGTACCAACCACTTGGCGCATCCCAGTTGTTTCTTCCACCATCAAAGGTGAACGCAACAGAACTTGAACGCGTGGCTCAGTAAAGTTCAGACCTTCCTCGATGGAAGTATTAGGCGCCATGCCAAAGGTTTGTTTGTAGTCCCAGATGACAGAGCCTTTGGCAAAATCTGATTCAGTGGCTGTCCATTTGCAGTTGTCCAGATCAGATTTACGAACAAACCAACCGCGTGTTTTTGATTTGTTGAGGGGTTGAATGGTGACAAGGTTCTGATAGCCAGATACAAATTCCTTGGATTGAAACATCCGGAAGGAATCAAGTCCTCGGGTTGCAAGCGCAGTGGTTTTCTTGGTGGTCATGGAAGAGGTCATTGTTAGTTCGTAGTCAAGAGTGGACAGTTTTACGTCGTGTCCAGGACGTGCCGTCAGGCTAGGTCATCTTGCTGCAAAGGCAAGACAGGGACTGGGTTTTCTTTACATTCAAAGTACTCTTCAGCAACCTGGGCCATAGCGCCATAGATGTTGTCATCATGATGCCCGCAGCCACGCATGAAGTCCACCATTTGCCGCACTAATTCGTCCGTAAAGACTGCATTGAAAGTTACGGTGATACGAGTGTCTCCATCAATGTGCTGCAGAACAAATTGATCATGTGTTGTTTGCGCTTCACTCATTAGAAGGGAGCCTCTTCAAGATCAGGTGCATTTCCGTATTGACCCGGCAGGTCTGGCAGTCCACCACCCGAGGTGACATTCCACGGATCTTGGCTTTCTTCGGCAGTACGGCCGCCCCAGAGTGGAGCCACGTTGTCAGAATTGGAGACCATAGTCTGAGGTCGGATGGCTTGCGATGCTGTATCACCGGATGCTTTGGGTGCAAGTGTCATAGAAACCAATTGAATCTTGGTGGCATGACGCCGTTCTTTGCTCTCCTTGTCTTGCCACGAATCAGTCACCAGCCTGCCATTAATAGTCAAGCCAGTTCCTTTACGCGTAAAGTCAACAAGCAGTTGAGCGTTATTCAGTTTGTCGTTGTGTGAATTGATGGCATAGAAGTTGAAGAGATCGGCTTGATTCCGGCCAGTGTTTACAGACAAGGTCTGATTGCAAATCATCAGACCATCTGCCGTTGTCTTGAAGGCACGGGCATCATCCTGCTGGATGTCCTTGACACAACGTCCACTGAGGATGACTGTGTTCAAGATGGGGAATGCTTCTGTGACAGGAGCAATGACACCACCATGGAGTGAATAGGTGCGTGATTCCAGATCAAAGCGCAGCTTGGCGCCATGGATATAGATCAGTGCACCCTTGGGTGTGCGTGCAAAACGATC